CGATCCTGAGGACGGCACCGGGGAGATGAAGCGGAAGAACCCGCACGTCTGGCCCGTGGAGCGCTGGGAGGACATCGACGATGCCTACGAGTTCCTCAAGAACGTCAACGAATGTCAGATCTGCGACGACCCGCACCCGTTCACCTGGGTGGGTGTGGACGGTCTGACGAAGATGGCGAACATTTCTCTGAAGTACGTCATGCGTATGGAGGAGGAGAAAAGCCTAACCCGCACGCCGGGGATGGTGCAGCAGCGCGACTATGGCAAGTCGGGCGAGCTGATGAAGGAGATGCTCAACAAGTTCCACACCCTGCCGATGGGCATTATCTTCACCGCCCAGGAGCGACAGGTGGAGGCAATCGACAGCGAGGAGGATGAAGACTACGAAGACATCGCAGCATCTTATGTGCCCGACCTTCCGAAGGGCGTACGAGGTGCCGCGAACGCAATCGTGGACGTGATCGGCCGGCTTTACGTCGTCAAGACCGAGGACGACCCGCCGCGAGCAGAGCGACGGCTCTGGGTGGGCGACTCAGCTCGATACGACACGGGGTACCGATCGGACTTCGTGCTGCCTGACACGATCAAGGCGGTCACCGTCCCGAAGCTGGTGTCGCTTATGAGGACCGGCACCATCCCAACCAAGAAGAAGAAGTGAGAGAGAGAGCAGCATGGCTGACAAGGCAAAGGCCGTAGAGGTCGACTTCAGCGGGGTCAAGGACCGGGGCAACTTCAACCCGAAGCAGGTCCCCGAGGGCGACTACGCCGCGATCATCACCAAGGTCGAGAACGGCGAGAGCAAGGGCGACGGTGGCTTCCAGTACATCTTCACCTTCAAGCTCAAGAAGTTCTCGCAGAACTCCTACCCGTACTACTGCAAGATCCAGGAGAACCAGCTCTGGAAGCTGCGCAACGTCCTGGTCGCCGCCGGCATCAACGTCCCAAAGAAGAAGCTCAAGGTCGACCCGAACCGGGTGGTCGGCAAGGAGGTCGGCGTGACCATGGCCGACGACGAGTACGAGGGCAAGATGAAGTCGGTGGTCGACGCGGTCTTCCCGGTCGCCGAGCTCGCCGGTGAGGCCATCGACGACAGCGCGGCCGACGACGCCGACGAGGAGTACTCGGTGCCCTCCGTCGACGACGACGAGCCGGCCGAGGTGGCGCCCAAGAAGAAGGACAAGGGCGGCAAGAAGAAGAAGAAGGGCAAGGAGAACCTCGAGGAGATGGACATCTCCGAGGTCTGATCGGCCCCGCTACACAAGCCGGCCCCGTCTCGCACCTCTCCTCCCAGGGTGTGGGGCGGGGCCCCTTTTTTCACCCCCAACCGAAAGAAGATCATGAAGAAGAAGATTGCGGCCCTGCTGGCAACCCTCATGGTTGTCGCGGGCATCAGCACCATCACTGCCTCGCCGGCGAGTGCCTACTCGTCGACCTGGACCGAACGGCACTGCCACACGTACGCTCGAGCGGGCCTGCCGGGCGACTCCATCACGAGCTGTCTGACTGTTGGCTGGCGAACCCAGGACGATGGCACGGGCATCCGCGTCGAGGACATCAAGTTCGACGGGGACTGCGACCAGCTCGAGAACAACGGCTACCAGGGCTATGCCGAGGGCTTTGTCAAGGCGTCGTACCCGAGTGATCCAGGTGGCCCCGGCGCGGTCTGGCGCAACCCGTACTACTACTTCAACTGCGGTCAGTGGTACGACGCTGAGCTGCGCCTGGACGACACGACCAACCGATACCACATCTACGCCAGCGCGTTCCTCCGCGTCGACGGCTCGTGGGACTTCACCGACGAGTGGGGCGGGTTCGACATCTGCAAGGGGAACACCTGCTGAGCAACCCCGGGTAGCACTGGGGCTCCTGGTTGGGCTACATGGAATACATGTCAAAGTGGTCCTTGACAGGAAGCTTATCCCGCCCCTAAGATTGCTATGCGAGGTCGACATCAACTCGCTGGGGCGGCCCTGCCTTTCGTTTCCTCGGTCGGTAAACTGGGATAGTGGGCCGCCCCTCTCTCGTGTGAGGACATCATGGCACAACGCGAATCTCGTCTCTCTAGAGACATCATGAAGGAGCTTCGGCTCAAGGGCTACTTCTGCTTCAAGGTGCACGGCTCGGAGCACATGATGGCAGGGTTGCCCGACATCATCGTCTGCGTCGAGGGCAAGTTTCTCGGGCTCGAGACGAAGGTGCCAGGCAAGGAGTACAACACCTCAGCTCGGCAGGACTATGTCCATGGCTTGATCGAGGCCGCAGGCGGCTCGGCGGTGGTGGTCTCGTCGGTGGCCGAGGCTCTCGCGGCCGCGCGCGCGCTAACGTAGCTGCTGCTCTTTGCGGCTCGTTGGAACTGTACATCCAGAGAGCACCCAAATCGGACACACCCGACATTGCTCCCATAACCAGCAGTGTTGGGTGCTTCCGTGTGTCGGGAATCACCGTACGCTCCCATTTGATCCGTGCGCGATGAGCACCCCTATGCGCATCATCACTCATCAAGCCAACTGGTAAGCGATCCTGCCCCCATTAGGGAAATCGACGAGAACGCACAATTCGACTCGATGCGCTCGCAATCGCACGAGTAAACCCAAGGGCGTTGACTATCTCAGGGGGGCACGGGTATACTAAAGGCAGCCGGCATACACTCGCTATTGCCGGAGTGATAAGGGGTTTGATAGAGTAGCTTTGTCGACAAATCGATGCGAGGACTGGGGGGTCGCGCATCGGGGCCGACGCCGCCGGGGGGTGGATAACTCAACAGGGAGGGAGGTGAACTGCCATGCAGAACCTTACGCCAACTCAGTTGGCTGAGACGGTTCACAGTGACCCGAAGACGGTGCGCAAGTTCCTGCGGAGCATGACTCCGAAGGACCAGCAGCCGGGCCGAGGGAATCGCTGGGCGCTACCGGGGGGTAAGCGCGAGATGACCCGACTGCAGAAGCAGTTCGACGCGTGGGCCGCGAAGCACACGAACAACCGCGCGAAGCCTGCGTAACACCAAGGGGCCGAGTGATCTACAGGGAAGGGGTCACTCGGCCTCCCCTTGTGTGTGCTTATGTCTACACACCACTAGACCCCCGAGAGGAAGCATCGGGGGCCTAGGGGGTCTAGATGATGGAACCGGGCCGGGGGCGTGATCGGGGGCGCTCGCGAATTGGCAGAAGCCGTTCCTCGAGCTTCCTGCGCTCCTCGGGTGTGGGGCGGAAGGCGAGCAGGGGCATCATGCGCAGCCTTTCCGGGCTCATCCCTGAGCGCATCCTGAGCGCTGCCTCCAGCGCCTCTAGGGAGCGAAACTCAACAACCCTTCTCATCAGAACTCTCGTACCTCCGGGTGGTGGAACTCACAGTCGGGGTCGTCGCAGTTGGGCATCTCCCGCTCGTGCGACTCGAGGGTGTGGAGTACCCACTGGCCCTGGATGACACCCTGGCCACCGCATTCGGTACCATCTTCTCGCTGCCCGTGGATCAAGTCCTCGGGGTCTTCACTGTGCGGGATGAAAGTTTCCCCGCACATCTGGCACTGGGCTTCGAACATTACTTCCTCCATCCGGAGTTATGGACGATGACTTCTTCGGAGCTGATAACTTCGATTCGGCTAGGTTCTCCTTCGCAGAGCTCGAGGGCCTTTTCCCACACCCTCGGGTCAACCTTGATGTGCACCTCCAGCTTGGGGTGCTTGCGTGCCGGCTTCCGCTTGGGCTTGGCCTTGGTGTGATGCCCCTTGGAGACCTTAGTCACCGTCTTGGGGTGAACTGAAGCCCGCTTCCGGACCATCATTGGTCACCGACTCGGCTGGTTCTGGAGGATGACGAGCGAGGCGGGGTTCATGATGACCTTCCCGCTCCGGAACTTCCCCATCGGGCCCTTGTCGAGCTTGACCGTGACCCGAGTGTCGCGGATTTCGACCACCTCCCCCAGCTGACGGCGCAGGTACTGCGGGCGCAGGGTGCCGGAAAGCATCACCTTGGTGCCGACCTCGAGCTGTGTCATCTTCAAACGGCCCTCGGTGCGCTGGGCCAACTTGAAGAGATCGGCGGTGTGCTTGTTGAGCAACAGCAGCTGGTCGGTGGTAGCCCCCTTGAGCTCCTCCAGCAGATCTTCCATCTGTGCGGGCGTGAGTGCCATGATCAGTCTTCCTCTCCATCGTAGATGTCGTCCAGGGCGTCGTACCACTCGGGCGAGCCGGGCTCGTGCAGGAACTGCGGGTTGCGGTAGTAGAAGTCGGCGGTGTGCTCCGGGCGGGTCTGGCAGCCGTCCCCATCGGTGTGCCCGCAGCAGGGGTAGTCTTCGCAGCGGCCCCCGAACTGCTGGATGTCGCAGCTGTGCAGGGCGAGGGCTGCGAGCGTGCCGGTGAAGCCGCAGTCCTCGGTGGTGCACGTTGCCGTCATGGTGTCAACGATGTCAGCCATCACATGGCCTCCTCTTCGGTGCGAATCTCGTAACTGCAGAGCCCGGCGCAGTTGGGCTCGTGGGCCTGCGCGAACATGATCCCCGTTGCGGTGCCCTCGAAGGCTTCACCGCAGTCGAGGCAGACGAGATAAACCAGAATCTCGTCTTCGTTGAAGTTGTCGTTCTCCTCGGTCGGAGCGGTCGGTATCGTCATGCCAAGATACTATCGGACACCAAAAAGGGAGTCAATAGCTAGAGCAGCCAATGTTCAGACTACTTTTGCTAGACTCCCCTAAGGTGTTACTTGGTTGCCTTGAAGTCGGCCTTGTGTTGCGCCAGGGTACGGTCTCGAGCGCCCTCATCCGCGTACCGCTTGGAGGGGATCCCACACCGAGGGTGTGCGCATCGCCAGCCGTAGGTAACCCCCGAAGCGGTGATGACGTTGTACTTGGTCGGTCGGTGTTGTCTCTTCATCAGTTGAAGTCGTCCATTCCGAAGAAGTCGGCGGGGGTGGTACGCCCTCGCAGTGGCGGGTTGATGGCTTCGTACGCGGAGGACAACTCCATCACGAGCTTGCCGGCGAGCGCCGGCGGGATACGAAGCACCAGCCGCTCGTCGCCCTCGGTCAGCAGCCGAAGCTCGATCTCTGAAGTGTCGGTGTGGTGGCCCTTGTAGATCGCCCGGGCAGCAACCGCCTTCTTGATGAAGAGGTACTCCACCTTGCGGCCGAAGAGCTTCATCAGTCCTCGACCTCCTCGGCGTCGAAGTCGTCCAGGTCGAGGTCAGCGAGGTCGGGGTGGGGCTCCCAGGGGCTGTCGCTCTCGAAGTCGCCGGCCATCAGCTTGGCCATCTCCTCGAGCTCCTCGTCGGTCGGCTCGTGGTCGTCCCCGAAGTGGTCGTGCACCGCCTCCTCCACCTTGTCGGGGCTCTCCTCGAGCAGCGTGCGGGCTGCGCTCGAGGGGGGAGTCGCCTTCGGTGTGGGGGTGTCGTGATCGCCGGTGGTCGGGGTGAACTGCTTCGAGTCCTTGACCTCGCGGATGCGCTTCTGAAGAGCCTGCTTGGCCGGGGTGTTGATCGGTGAGGACCCCGCCCTCGAGTCGGCCTTCTTCCGCCAGGCGTCGAACTCTCGCTTGATCTTCGGCAGATCCTCGGCCGCGAACTCATAGCGTCCGCCCTGGCCAACCGGCTCAACCGTGCTGGCCTTGCTGCGGAAGAACTTCCGCATCGTCTTCGCGTCGGTGCCGCATCGTCCGGCGACCTGCTTTGCGGTGTAGGTCTCGCGCTCCTTGAACTCCCCGTTCTTCAGGGCTTTCTGAGCAGCTTCCCTTTCAGCCGCGGCATTTGACTGCTCGCGTGCCATGTCTTCATCATCTCCTCGGTCGGTGGAGCCACCGGCATTTGCCGATGCCTCTATTCTTGCACTCTCAGCGAGGGTTGTCAAGGAAACGCCTCGCTCACCGCTTAGAGGATCGCCGATGCGTGGTGCCAGGATTCGCCACTTCCCCCGGTCAACTGCGTATCGAGCATCCCCCTGGTCGACGGAGGCAGTCTCCTCCTCGTCGTCCCATTTGACGTACACATAGTGTGCAGTCTTGCGAACCAAAGTGCCCAGCCTGTAGCCGCCTTCCCAGCGACCAAAGCGGTCAAGACACTCGGCTATGGTAGCGCCGCGTTGAACCCCATTGAGTCGATACGTGGGTCGAAATGACTCTTCGGAGAGCCGCTTTCGTACCCCCATACCGCCCCTAATATTGGCAGATTCGTAGCGCTCCCGTCGGCTAGGCATAGTCCACCTTGGACATCACGTCCTCAGCGTTCACGGCGGACCACTTGCCGTCGGTTTGCTCACCGCGAAGGGCGCCAGATCTGAGCATGGCGCGGATACGCTTCTGCTCGATCCCTAAGAGGGCGGCGGCACGCGCTACACTCATTCGCCCATTGAGCTGCTCCCGCTTGATCCTAGAAGCTCCTTTGGGGCGGGGGATGATATCTATGCGCCAGTGATCGCTGCGATATGGGCCAGCGATATAACCCTCGACAACAGGGAAGACAGCCTCGCCTCCCCCGAGCCATGCGACCTTGATCGATGGCCCGGAGGAGACAACGACTTCACCCTGCTTGACATGATCGGGTGTGGACCACTGAATCCAGTCGCCCGTCGTGAATGGGTTGTTCGTCATAGCTCGATGCTATCAGACCTCGGCCGACTCAGCAATGTCGAACTGCGAGGGGTAGCCGTGCTCGGGCCCTTCCCAGTTGTGGAACTCCGGAGGCAGACTGAAGAGGTCGACATCCTCGAAGCCGTCAGAGTCCTTCACGGGGCCCTCACCGATCAGGAAGACGTCACCCCGAATGATGTTCCAGGGATAGTACTGCATGACCCGAGTGTTGGGCATGAGACCCTCGGCGATGCCGTTCTCGTTGACCACCATGACCATACGGCATCCACACCGAAGCTCGGGAATGTGGTCGGTGCGGACGATTTCGATCCATCCGCCTACTAGCTTCTTGAGCGCCTCCAGGTTGTTGCGAACCTCGAGGTACTGCATGGGCTCTTCGGGGCTCGCCGGGATATGGAACACCCGGTAGCTGCCGTCCTGCCCGTGGGGGTGTGTACGCAGCTTCCTACTCATCGTCAGGGTCTCCTTCGCACTGCGGGTTCTCGACTGCTTCGGGGAGTGAGAGACCGCAGGCCTGGCAGCCATAGACTGCGAAAGACTCAGCGATCTCCGACTGATCAGGGTCGAGGATGATGACGGGCTGGTTGTCTGAGTCGAGCATGACCCTGCCACTGCTGTCGGTGACGACGCTGACAGGGGTGATCTGGTGCATGACCCATGTGTGCTGCATTGTGATAATCACTTCATCTCCCCAGGGTGAGACGCTCGGAGCATCCGCAGATGCAGCAGCGCCTGACAGAACTATCGATGAAAGCCAGCTTGATCGCCTTGTGTCGACGGTAGTACTTGAAGACCGTCGGCCGTCGGCAGTATGGGCACCAGGTGTGGTCTGGTTGGCCGGGCCCGAGACGCGGCTGCCAAGGCACTGCCTTGGTGGCTTGCCGCCTGATTCCGTCGCTCCCTACGATGTACTTGCCTCGTATGCGAGCGAATCGATTGGGTGGTCGAAACGCCACCCGCTTGCAGTTGATCGCAGCGTCGTGCACTCCGAGACGCAGTGCCTTGCGCATGAAGTTGAACGCTTCAGAATACTTCCAGAAGTCCTTCTTCCCCCATGAGCCATCGGCCTCCCGCTGAACGTAAACTGTCCAGGGTGGGCTGATCTGCAATCGCTTGCTACGAGCGATCGGGGGGATGACGGGCTTCGTCTCGAGGAATCGGCGGTACACCTTATCCTCGATCAGCTCCGACATGGTGATCAACGATGTGCTCCTTCGGTCGGTATGTCGCATTTGATCGATGGATCATCTTATCATTCGGGGTTCCGGCGGTCAATAGAAACACTTTAGGGTTGACTGGCACGCGCCGACCGGAATCGAATTCCATTCCACGCCGGCATTGACGCGCATATCGTCCGGCGCATATGATAGACGACGATATCAACCGACCGCCCCAAGCTACGGGGACGACAACATCTACACCTACAGGGGTTATGCCATGTCGAACGACAATCCCAGCCCTTCCGCATTGGCGTCGAAGGCGGAAGCTAGGCGGCGCGCCAACGACAAGCACAGCGCGGAGATGGCCCGGGTCCGTGAGGAGGGTGTCCGAGAAGGCATCAGGCTGGGACACAATGACCTCGTCGACTGGCTGCAGGAGCGCTACGTCGATGTACGGGGCCCGGCGCGAGGGTCCGCCGAAGCCAACGCCCTGCTGAAGCTGGCGCGTGAGGCCAGCCTGCACTTCAAGGAGCTCGACGCCCGCGCGGCCAACAAGCGGCGCCGCTCGTGAACCTCGAGCGCACCCTCAATATCATCTCGCGCGCATGGGGTAAGCAGAAGGGGTTCTGCTTCTTCCCCTACATCGACCGCAAGGAGCAGCTGCGCACGGGCCTGCGTAGGGCTGGGTACAACGAGGGCCCAGACCGACCCAAGGAGGACAACCGTGGACCCTCATTCCGCTGGCCGTTGGATCGGGGAGAGATTAGGGAGTATCTCCAGAAGCATCTCGACAGCGGGCATGACGTCTACTGGTGCCCGTCTCTTTTCGAGTATCCTATGCGACGGTCAGACGTTGCTATGGACGAGCACTCCCTATGGGCAGACCTTGACGAGGTTGACCCTCGGGAAATCCGAGAGTACCCGCCCACCATCGCATGGGAGTCTTCGCCGAACAGGTTCCAGGCCCTCTGGATTGCTTCTGACGGCGACTTTCAGGGAGCTTCTTGGCCCGGGAATGAGAATCAGCGTCTTACCTACCTGCTGGGTGCAGATGCCAGTGGATGGGATACTACACAGCTGCTTCGCCTACCAGGATGGCCGAATCACAAGCCTGAGCGTATTGAGGCAAACGGCGGCCGCCCTCCCAAGGGTCGACTCCTATGGTCTGCTGGTGAAACCTACACCATCGAGGATTTCGCTAAGCTGCCCGAAGTGCGGGGCGCGGTTAGTTCTGAGCTTACCGAGGCCCTGGAGAACGAGGTCGATGGCGTCGACCGCCACAAGGTCCTGGCCCGGGTAAAGATCAAGCTCAATCACACTGCGCGTGACCTGATGAACGCCAAGGAAGTATCTGGCGACAGGTCAGGGCAGATGTGGTATCTCATGCGATGCCTCGCTGACGCTGGGGCCACTACCGTTGAGATTGTGGCGATCATTCGCCCCTCGGTGTGGAACAAGTTCGCCGGCCGCGCGGACGAGATGAAACGCCTCATCGCAGAGGCATCCAAGGCCGTTGCATCGCGGTCTGAAGAGACCAAGGAAGAACTGGAGGAAGAAGGTGAGCGCAAGAAGCCAGAGCGACTTGGAACCCTTCTACGCAACATTCGTAGGCCCGTATGGCTCATTGAAGGAGTTCTTACTGAGGGTGCCTGCGGGTTCATCGCTGGAGAGCCCAAAACTTGGAAGTCATGGGTGGGCTATGACATGGCACTTTCAATCTCCACTGGAGCTGATTTCATGGGCAGCTTCAGAGTGGCAAACCCCGGGCCCGTACTTTATGTCCAAGAAGAGGACCCTCTTCCCGTCCTCAAATCTCGGGGGGCGAAGATCTGGCAAAGCAAGGCAACTGACCGGCTTGAACTTGATTCTGATGGCGGAATCTTCTGGCTTCCGCCTCGAGCAGAGCAGGAATTCGACCCCGATATCAATGCTTACGTTCAGCAGGGAGTTACCATCTCTGACGAAGCCTGGCAGTACTGGCTAGACGAGACGCTCGAGGAGGGCATGGAGGTCAACGGAACCAAGGAGGCCTACCGCCTGATGGTCCTCGACACTCTGATGATGACCGCCGGCGATGTCGACGAGAACCGCGCCCAGGAGATGACGACGAAGATCTTCCGACCGCTCAAGGTTCTAGCGAGGAAGCACAACGTCGCGATCCAGGTCGTGCACCACCTTGGCAAGGCTGACCGACAGAGGTCGGGACAGCGCATGCTGGGCTCTGTGGCCAACCACGCCTGGGGTGAGGACAGCCTGTACCTCCTGCATGCCGGCAAGGGCCGCGTCAAGATGCAGTTCGAGAGCAAGGTTGCCCCTGCCATGACGTTCAAGATCGGCAACCTCGACAACGATCGATGGGACCCGATGATCAGCCCGTGGTCGAGCGGGGATGACAAGTCTGAGAACTCCACACCGAGGGAGGGTCAGGGACGTCAGCGCGAGAGGGCCTCTCAGTCGACCAGCCGTTCTCTCTCGAAGGCCGCAGCAGCACTCGAGGCAATGGGAGGGATTCAGACCACGAAGGCCATCGAGGCCCAGACAGGGCTCACCTACCAGCAGGTATACCGACAGCTCACCCGCGACCCCGCGGTGGAGAAGACCGAAAACGGATGGAGCATGAAGTGATCAACGGCGGTTCAAAGTTCGAGGAGCACGAGAACCTGCGCTTTCCGCAGGACCCCCGACAGGGGCCGTGCAGGGTCGAACTCGAGATGCGGATCTACAACCCCGATGGTCGAGGGTTTGAGATCAAGGTGCCCAACATCGAGGTCGACGGGACCAACCCGCTGGTGCTCCAGATGGGGGTCCACCCCAACGACGAGACTTTGATCGAGTCGGCTGAGGTCTACACCGAGCGGCCCTACCGTAACTACATCGGTCTTCAGCTGCCGGCCTCGGAGATGCTTCCCAAGGGCATCATCGACAGCTTCACCATGACCCTGATCGATCCGGAGGACGCGTGATGGGGCTCGACTGGAAGAAGATCAGGGAGGAGTACCAGACCAAGGCTTCTCCCGAGGAGCTCGAGGGACCCTTCGACGAGGCGGGTAACCTCAAGGGCAAGGTTCAGGAGAAGGTCAACAAGGAGAACGCCGCCAAGAACCGCGTCTCTAGGGCCAAGCCCAACGCCATGTCCAGGGCTGAGGCAGGCAAGATGGCTCGCCGTCCACACAAGAAGTCCCCTGAGGTCAGGGCTGAGATGGTTCGGCTCTACCGCGAGGGGATGAACATGAACGAGATCGGTCGCCGGACAGGATCAGCGGCCGCATCGGTGCGAAGCATCTTGATTCAGGAAGGGGTGCACGCTCCCAAAGCACGCCCAGGGACGCCGGGAACTGATCGATGAGTGATGACAAGTGCAGCCGGTGCCTGCGTGATAGGGACGATCTGAGGCCCGTGGATTGCGGCTTCAGTTGCAGCCCGCACAACTGGTGCGGTGACTGCGAGAGCGTGGTCAACAAGATCAAGGAGAAAGAAGATGCCTAACCGATACGGTGAGGTGTTCGACGCGGACGACAATGCCTACTACAACGAGGAGGGCCGGGAAGTGGCCAGGATCAAGGGACGCAGGGAAGTGGGCCTGCCTCATACTCAGGACAAGCCTCTCCCTCCGATGGGTGTGGACGAGAGTGACTGCTTCGCCCACGGGGTAGTGGTTGACACGGCATACGGGAACCGCCTGACCTGCAACGAGCATCGGAGGGTGTGGACTCAGCTGCACCTCCCCGACAAGTTGGGATGGGAGCCCTGGGTCGAGGAGACCTACTCTGGGTTCGGGGTAGACGGCAAGTA